GCAAATGTCGTTGGAGCTTTGCGAGGTTTAATCAACACAGCAATCGATCTGATCAATGTTGCGATCCGTGGTTTTAACCTAATCAAGCCGGGCGCAGACATTTCACCAATTTCAAAGATTGGCACATCCAGCGGATCAAGCTCCACCGGAGGCATTTCGGTGCCAGCTGCATCATTGCCAACTGGATTCACATCCGGTGCAGGATCCTCAACCGGTGGTGGCTCAACGGGCGGCGGATTGACCGGGGGAACTGGTGGCTCAACGGGCGGCGGCTCAACGGGCGGATCAATAGGCGGAGCGGTAACAAAGATTGCAAAAGACACCAAAAAGGTTGTTGATGATGTTGCCGGAGCTTTTGATGATTTTACAAGCGGCACGACAACTTTGGCCGGAGTCATGGCAGCTTCCAATCAACCATTTGCTTTTGGCACATCTGGTGTCAATACAAACACGCTTGCTGGCATTTTGGCGGCATCTAACAAACCAAATGTGACTGTGAATTTTAACGGAATTACGACCGATCCGGAAGGCACAGCGCGGGTGCTAGTCGATACGCTCAACAATTCTTATTATCGCGGAACAAACGGCGCAACGAATTTTGTAACAGCATGAGTGTTTTTAATCCTGTTTGGCGTGTAATTATTGGTGGCACAACATTCACAAATTATGCTTTGGCTAACCTCACCATCACAACAGGCCGCACAAACATTTATGAGCAAGCCAATGCCGGCTATGTTAATTTAGAACTGATTAACCTTGATCAATCAATTGTTGATGTTGAAATCAATGATGCCGTCACTATTGAATTGCAAGATTCCACAGCTACATTTGTGCCAATTTTTGGCGGCACAGTTGTAGACTTGGACATTGGAATTGCTGCATCTGGTGTTGTAGGCATTAATCAATCGGTAAAAATCATAGCCTTGGGGGCCTTGTCACGATTGCCAAAAGCACTAACCGAAGGTGTGTTGGCTAAAGATTTTGATGGGGATCAGATTCTCACAATTCTGACTGATCTATTGATCAACTCATGGAACGAAGTGCCGGCAGCTTTGCAATGGGCAACCTATGATCCAACAGAGCAATGGCAAGATGCCCAAAACACGGGATTGGGTGAGATTGATACACCAGGCAATTACGAGTTGGCCAATCGTGGTTCATCAACGATCAATGTTTATTCATTAGTCTCAGCTTTAGCAACATCGGGACTGGGTTACATTTACGAAAACGCATTGGGGCAAATCTCATATGCTGACAGCACGCATAGATCGGTTTATTTGGCGGCCAACGGATACACCGATCTCTCAGCTGCTCAGGCTTTAGCCGATTCGCTATCAATTCAGACTCGCGCTGGTGACATCCGGAACGAAATTGTGTTGAAATACGGCAACAATTCAAGCAATGAGGTTGTGGATTCTGATGCAACATCAATTGGCCTGTATGGCAAATTAGCCCAAATCATTACAACCACCATTGAAAATGCCAGCGATGCCGGGGATCAAGCTGCTTTTTATTTAACGCTAAGAGCCTATCCACAGGCCAATTTTAATCAAATCACTTTTGAGCTGACCAATCCAGAAATTGATGATGCTGACCGGGATGCCTTAATCAACATTTTCATGGGATTGCCGTTGCGCATAAATGATTTGCCGCTGAACATGGCCGCTGGCACATACCTTGGTTTTGTCGAAGGATGGACATGGCGAGCCGCATACAACAGCGTTTCGGTCACGGCTATTCTTTCCCCATTGGCATTTTCATTGCAAGCCATGCAATGGCAAGATGTCGCAATTGCAGAGCAATGGAACACAATCAGCGGCAGCCTAGATTGGGCCACCGCGCTAGTCGTAGCGTAAGGAGAAAAAATGGCAAACCCGACATCAAATTTTAACTGGCAAATGCCGACACCGACCGATTTGGTCACGGATTTGCCAGCTGATTTTGAGGTATTTGGTCAGGCGGTGGATTCATCGATGGCTGATCTTTTAGGCGGTACAACAGGTCAGATTCTTGCAAAAAATTCAAACACGAACATGGATTTTGTGTGGATCACAAATGATGTCGGTGACATCACAGCTGTTACAGCTGGCACCGGTATTTCAGGCGGTGGCACATCAGGCTCGGTCACAATTACGAACAGCATGGCAACAGAGATTGCAGCAAAAGGCGATTTAATTGTTGGAACAGGATCACAGACTTTTGACAATTTAACGGCCGGATCAAACGGAACACCTTTGATTGCTGATTCATCAACAACCACGGGATTGAAATGGGGTTATGCTTACGATCTTGGCGTAAACATCGCAAATTCGGCAGATCAAAGCATCAACAATACAACCACAACAGTATTGTCGCAAAACACGGAGTTTTGGGATTCTAGTGGCTTTCACAGTACTGTCACAAATAATTCAAGAATCACAATTCCAGCGGGATTGGCGGGTCGTTATGCCTTGACAGGTTTTGTGGTTTTTCCGGCTAATTCAACGGGTTCAAGATATGTTGGAATAAGAAAAAATAATGGTAGCGATGATTTTATTTCAAGTTCACCGGGTGTTGCGACTTATTCGACTTACGTCAATTTTAATGTTATCTATGAGGCTGGTGTTGGAGATTATTTTGAAATGATCTGTTTTCAAAATTCAGGAGGCGCGCTTAACGCCTTGGCAATTTCACGCTTTCAAATGACCTATTTAGGAGCATAATCATGATTATTGGAAAAGCAAAACCATCATTTGATGGACAAGAAATTGTCGAAATCGTACAAAATGCCGGGATTGTAATTGAACCGAGCGGATTGGGTGTTGCGGTTGTTTCACTCGATGGCCAAGGCAATTTGGAATTGGCAATTGATGAAAAAGATTTGGCAAAAACAAAGGTGCTTTTGAAAGAGTGGCTTGTTTAAATCATGACATTTCCACAAGGCACATTGCCGCGTTTGATTCAGGTTGCGCTCGCTGAGGTGGGCACAATAGAAACAGGCAACAATGAGACAAAGTACGGCAAATTTATGAAAGCGGACAAGCTGCCATGGTGCGGCTCATTTCTCAATTGGTGTGCTCATCAAGCTGGGGTCAAGGTGCCAAATGTTGTCAGCACAAGAGCTGGAGCTGAGGCATTTAAGAAAAACAAGCAATGGCACACAACACCAAAAATTGGTGATTTTGTTTTCTTTGATTTCATCATCGATGATAAAGAAACGATTAATCACATTGGCTTGGTGATCCGGGCATCGGAAAAACAGATCGTGACCATCGAAGGCAACACATCAGGCGGATCGGGAAGCCAGCGCAATGGTGGCGAAGTCATGGTCAAATCAAGAGCTTTGGGAGCACGCTCATTTGTTATCGGTTACGGCCGACCAGCTTATGAGCCGTTTGCCGGTGATTTACCGGATCGACCAAAAGGAGAAAAATAATGGAGCAAGCAAAAGCAATTGCGGCATCATGGGCGCGGTCATACATCGCGGCAGCTTTGGCCGTGTACATGGCTGGCGGAGACATTAAGGCAATGGCAATGGGTGGCGTGGCAGCTGTTGTGCCGGTCATTTTGCGCTGGTTAAACCCAGCTGACAAAGCTTTCGGGTCTACGGGGAAGTGACTCGGAAATCACTCGCGGCGGGTTTGGCTTTGATCCTTTCGTCAAGCCTTGCCGGGTGTGGTTATGACGGCTGGGTGCGATACCCATGCCAAGAGCACGCCAATTGGGAAAACCTAGAGTGCCAAAAACCACAATGCAAGGTCACAGGTACCTGTACAGAGGATGTGATTGGTGATGGCTTCAAAGAGTAAAGAGCGTTTAAGTCAAGAGGACATCAAAGCTCGGTTGATGTTTCTCATTGGCTCGGTGCTGGCCATTGTGTTTCTTATTGTCACTTTGGGCATCACTTACGCATTGATCTTTGTTACGCAGCCAATTGGCGCACAGGCTCCCAATGATGCAGCTTTCATCGATCTGCTTAAAACATTGGCGATTTTTCTCACCGGGTCATTAGGTGGCGTTTTAGCATCCAATGGCCTTAAAGACAAAACAAAATCAGAATATGAAAAAAGCATTGAAAGGCGTTTAGGCGGTAGCGACACGCCATGATTTGAGCGTGATTCTTGAATTTGTCGCATTTGCCTGTCACTCTCTCTTTTGGGAGCGAAGCACAGTAGTTCCCGAATCGGGAGCAATACAATGAACGAAGCATCAATTGTGATCATGTGTTTGATCGCTGGAGCCTTTTGGGTTGTCATGGCCTATTCGGTAGGTTTTAAGGAAGGCGAGCGACAAGGCTATACAAGAGGCCGAGCGGTAGCACGCCACGCGGTATCAGCTGATCGGAAGGTCAAATAATGGCTTTCCTTGACAATTACGAAGGCAACAAAGAGCGCACAGATCGATGGATTGCGACATTTCCACAAGGCCGGCTTGAAGCACACATCATCGAATTCAATGCCGAAAAAGGTTATGTGCTTGTACAAGCCAAAGCGTGGCGCAATCAAGAGGAAACAGAGCCAGCCGGAATTGATTATGCACACGGCTATTTAGCGGCTTTCAACACCAACATGAAACGCTGGTTTGTTGAGGATACTGTCACATCCGCTTTGATGAGAGTGATGGCGTTGGTCATGGGCAACACAGAAAAAGCCACAAAAGAAACGATGTATCTGGTCAAGCAATCAAATGATGAAGTGGCCAAAGATTATGATTATTGGACAACAAAGCATGGTGATGTGCCCAGTTATGCCACAGCAGCCGAAGCTGAACAATCCGGAATTGCATCATTGGGATCATCGCTGGATAACATCCATGTGAAGCGAATTGATGATGAGCCACAAGCTGCGCCAGAGTGCCGTCATGGGTCGATGCGTTGGAATCAAAGCAAGCCCGAAGCACCAAAAGTATGGGCTGGCTATTTCTGCACACATAAAGACAAAGAAGGTCAATGCACACCGCGTTGGTATGTTTTACGATCAACCGGAAAATGGGAGCCACAAGTATGAGCGACTTTGTTGAGATTATCTATCCACAAGAGATGAAAGCGCGATTGATGTGCAATGGCGAAATCGTTGAGGAATACAAAATCGAGCAATGCGACAAATGCTCACAGCTGCGCCGGCTGGATCACTTTGGGTACCAAAAAGGCTATGACAAGCAAGACAACATCATTTGGTTTTGTGGTGATTGCCGATGATAGATCGCATTGAGGAAGTGCAATGCATGATTGCAGCCATCCAACATTGTCATGATCGATCAGCTGATCACAGCTCACGCATTGTCAAAGACATCTCATGGTTTGCCTATGTGGCACAAATGGGCGAATCAATGGCCGCTGAGTATGTTGTGGCCAAACGATTGGGTTATGACTACACACCGGGCATCACATGGGATAAGTCAAAGGCTGATGTGGGTGAGCACATTGAAGTCAAATGGTCAGCCAATCCAGCATCCAATCTATGGATTCAGGATTCAGATCGCCATGATCGTGACATAGCTGTATTGGTTACAGGCAGCTCACCGAAGATGCACATTGTTGGCTGGATGCCTGTTGCGGTGGCCAAGAAACCACGCTATCGCAATGCATCACAAAACAATTGGAGTGTGCCTCAAATCAATCTGCAACCCATTGAGACTTTACAAAGGAGCAATTATGCACATCCTGCAATTTGATTGTTCAATCTGTTCAAAGCTGTATGGAAAGCCAAAGCAACGACATGGCCTCAAGAAAGGTGCAGAGCTGACAGAGCATGAATGGTTTGCACAATGCATGAGCTGTGGCACATTTGGGATCAAGATTGTTGATGATGCGCGGATTGGAGAATTAGCTGATGGCCTACTATGAATTCAAATGCTCCGTGTGTAATACCACTTACGGAATCAATCGTGACATTAATGCTGATGGTGATGTAGCTGCTCCCAATTGCAGCAAATGTGGCCTAACCATGGAACGCATTTACAGCATCACGGGCATCACTTTCAAAGGTGTTGGGTGGGGTAAAGATGCATAAGTTATCCACAGGCTTTGTCCACAGGTGTGCGAAACCTGTTGGAATCGCCCAAGATTACGCTCGGTATTTGACAGCGTTGGTACGCTCCAGACTCGCAGACGAGCCGGTGTGCCGGATAGCTCGGGCGCGATGTATGGTGCTATTGGCCGTGCTATGTCTTGTTGGCACAACACCGGCAACAGCTGCAAAAGAAGTTAAACCATCGATTGATTATCTAAAGTTATATGCACATTCAAGGATTGTTAATTGGCAAGAATTCAAATGCTTTGACAAGCTGATAACAAAGGAAAGCAATTGGCGTGTTAATGCAATCAATGGATCGCACTTTGGTTTAGGTCAGATGCGTAATCCTAAGTACAGAAACCTTGATGGCTTTCGCATGATTGACTGGACTCTCAGATACATAGACCATAGGTATCAAGGCTCAAGCTGCAAAGCCTATGAACATTGGCAGAAGCGTGGGTGGCATTGATGTCACGCAATTGGACAGGTGGTAGCACAGCTCGATGGCGTAAGATCCGAGAGATGGTGCTCAAGCGTGATGGATGTTGCCAGATGTGTGGCCAGACTGAAGGACAAATGCACATCGATCATGTGATACCTAAGAGGCTTAACGGGAGCGATGAATTATGGAATTTGAGGCAATTGTGTCAAAAGTGCAATTTGGTCAAAGGTGGTCGTTTTTTTGAGGCGGACAAGACAC